GTGGCACGAGAATTTTACGGCTATTTCGACTCCATCGACGCGGACGTGCGGGAGTACGACGCGGCGCAGTTTGCGCATATCCTCAGGGCGTCGGTGCAAAACGGCGTGAGCAGCCACGAGGGCGGGCTGGAGGTGACGGCGGACGGGCTGGACATGCGCACCTCCGTGGCCTGCGGCGGATGCGTCATCGAAGGCTACGTCTACGTTCTGGAGGACGACGGCGGCGAGCCCTTCGCCCTCACGCACGAGCCCAGCGGCACGGCGGACCGCATCGACCGCGTGGTCGTGCGGCTTGAAAACGACCAGTCCGCGCGCCGCATGGGCATCCGGCTCCTCACGGGCACGCCCTCGGCCAGCCCCCAGCCGCCCGCGCTCACGCGAAACGCGCAGGTGTGGGAGCTGTCGCTGGCGCAGGTGCGGGTGCGCGCGTCGGCGACGACGATCGCGGCGGAGGACGTGACCGACGAGCGCGGCGACGCGCAGGCGTGCGGCTACGCGGTGTCCCGCTGGCTGGATCGGGCGGTGGCGGGGCGGGTCGTCAACAGCCTCACCATGACCGAGGCGGGCTACGCGCTGGACGCCCGGCAGGGCAGGGCCCTCGACGAGAAGATCACCCGGCTGTCCGCCGAGGCGGCGCGCACGGCGCGCTATTCCGCGACGCTCACCGCCGCGGGGTGGAGCGCCTCGGCCCCCTACACGCAGACCGCGTCGGCCGCGGGCGTGCTCAGCACGGACGATCCCTTCGTGGACGTGGACATGAGCGGCGCGTCGGGGTCCGCACAGGGCACTGCGCTCATCGAAGCGTGGGGGTTCGTGGGTCGCGTCACGGCGGGCAACGGCCAGATCACGGCGTATTGCTACGAAGACAAACCGGCGGTCAACCTGCCGGTCATTTTGAAGGTGGTGAGATAACATGGGTGAATGCCTGATTGTGCGGCGCGGCGGCGAAAGCTACGAGCTGCCCGTGCTCAGCGCCTCCTATCCAAGGGATGTGACCGTCACCGCGGCGGCCGGCGCCAGCGCGAGCTTTTCCATCAGCATCACAACGCCCGGCAGGCCCGCCGAGTACACCTACCAGTGGTACCGAAACGGCGCGGCCGTCTCCGGGGGCACCGCCGCCTCCCTCACCCTCACAGGGCTGACGGCGGCGACCACCTACAGCGTCTACTGCAAGGTCACCAACAAGGCCGGCAGCGTCAACAGCCGCACCGCCACCCTCACCGTGCGCTCCTACCTGCCCACATATACCTATACCGGCTCGCATCAGCTCATTGACGAGGGCAATTTCAACTGGCGGCTGAGGCTGCTCACCAGCGGCACGCTGGCGTTCAGCCACCTGGGCAGCGCCGAAAGCAGCGGCGCGCAGGTGTTCCTGGTGGGCGGCGGCGGCGGAGCGGGCGGCTTTGGCGCTGGCGGCGGCGGCGGCTATACCAGGACCGTGACGGTTGCGCTCGCCACCGGCACAGGATACTCCATCATCGTGGGCGCGGGCGGGGCCGCGGGCGGCAACGCCGGCGGCGACAGCTCCGCTCTTGGACAGACGGTCAGCGGCGGTCGGGGCGGCGGATACAATTTCGCTGCCGGCGGTGACGGTGGTTCCGGCGGAGGTGGCCGTCCCTTTGGCCCGGGTGGCGTGGACGGCGGCAACGGCGGCAGTGGAACCAGCGGCGATGCCCGCGGCCCCGG